GAAAAGAAGATGGAATCTGAATCGACGCCCGCGTCGTGTGATCCGAGTACGAGACCGGTCGGTCCATTGTGTGTCTTGAACCCGCGAACGTAGCCTCCATATTGCGTCGCCCCGTCGCGGACTGAAAAGTTGGCACCCGTGGTCGTCGTTCCGCTCGCGCCTTTCGCGGATTCGAATTTCGCCACCGTCACGCTCCCGGTGGACGCGTTGAAAACGTGGAAATCGTTGTCCACTGTCTGAGTTCCGACACCCACACGTCCGTCCGAGGCGATGCGCATGCGCTCGACGAACCCGTTTAGGAATTGTAAATTATACCCCGCCGCGCACGTGATCGCGTTCGTCGATGTGCCACTCGCGGATGAGAATTGTAACACCTCGTTACCCACCATGAGTTTACTGCTTTGTGTCAATTCAACGTCCCCGGAAATGTACAGACGCGTGTCGTCCCGCGCAGCCGCCTCACCCGTGTCACTCACGCCCCCTATATTTACGCGCCCACCCGCCCCTGCGCCTGCGCTGAGCATCATTACGGGTTGGTCGTGTTCGTACACGTTGGTGATGTCCGCGAGACCTGCGCGAATGCTGTCGACTTCTGACTTGACAAGCCCGGTGTTCTTCCGATACACAAAGAATTTGTGTTGCGCTGCGACGTGTCGAATGAGATCGCGATCCGTCTTATCGTTACCCTTAAAGATGAGTAACTCGGACGTGTTCGAAGAACCCTTGCGTTTTTCTTCGAGGAAAGTGTGCCCGAAATCACCCGTCCCACCGTCTCTGGAGCGTTGGTCGCCCGGTACGCCCCCGAATTCCAGTCGGTTCCCCATGATGATGTCGCCGTCGACGGATAGCTTGCCGTACGTCGTATTATCTGTGCCGATCCCGACGTTCGACGTCGCGCCGTTTATGTACACGGCTGTTTGCTGAACATTCGAAACGGCGCTCACGTTCGCGGTGATCCTGAAATCCTTGGAAGCGGCGTTATCCAGGCCGATGGACCATCCAGTTCGCGTTGCCGGGATGACATCGTCATCGAACACTGAGAACGACGCGAATGGGTTCCCGCCCGTTTCTTGCACCTGAATACACGCGATCGCGTCTTCCGTGTCCACATTTTTCGTCGGGTTAAACACGAGAAGCCCGTTGCCTTCGGGATTCGACGTGCCCGTGGCTTTCACCTGAAGCGTGCTCCGGGGTGAATTTGTCCCGATGCCGACTCTCGAATCGGAACGCATCGTCATGACGCTCACGTTGTTATACGCGTCGTGGGCGAGATTGATGTCGAGACGCGTCCTCGAATTGTTCCCCGAGCTCTCCCACCTCGAGAGCGTGAATTCAGCCTTCTGACCCCGGATTGTGGACGACGCGGGGCCTCTTCGGCACAGATTGAGCACGTGATTCGGTGAATTGACGGACGCGTTATCGACGAGATTCGTCACCGTGAGCGGCGTGTTGGAGTGATCGAACACGCCGTCGGTTCTGCTCGACGCGAGCGCGTCATTTATGAACGTGGACCCACCCACGTGTAGTTTAGCTTCGGGTGTCTGTTGGGAAAGACCGACGTTTCCGGAATCGAGAATGGTCACGGCCGGGTCCCCAAAGTTCGCATCGGACGTCGCGCTGAGGTTCAGGCCCTTGCCCTGAGACACGCGGCTTTCTATGAACGATTCACCCGCGGTCGTGTCCGTTCGAATCTTCATGGACTTGTTAGACGAGACGAACGATTCGCCGAAAATGGCCCCGGAAGAACCGACGACCTGGATGTTTCCATCCACCGTTAATCTCTCTGACGGTGAGGTGGACGCGAGACCTAAATTCCCACTCGACGTGAGACGCATGCGTTCACTGTTCAGCGTCGAAAAGGCGATGCACGTGTTCGACGCTCCCCCTCGCACGTCGATGGCGGCTTCCCGTGCGGCAGACGCTCCTGATTTGAGATGAAGCGATGCGAAATCGTCTCCCGAGCCCGCATCGTTTGCGTGGATGGACAACTGACCGGTTGATTTGATGCCGTACTCCGCGTCGTCGTCCAGGCCCTCAGAATCGCCTATGCGGACGCTTCCCTGTATGTGTGCCGTTTCGTTTGCAGTCTGGCGCCCGACCGCGAGATTGGACATCGCGATAAGATTGCTCTGCACGACGGCGTTGCCTTCGACCGTCATCACGTTCGCGCCGGTCTCGCTGACGCGAAATTTATCCGAGACGCTGATGGAATCGAGCGGGGTCGCGTTCGCGACGCCAATTCTATCGGTCGCGAGAAGAATCGTGGAAGACGTATTCCCCGTGACTTGGACGACGGAAGTCGCGGCGTCATCGATGACGACGTTCGAGCCGACTAACACGCTCGCGTTCGCCGTGAACCTCCCATCGACGAGTGCGTTTCCGCTGACGACGAGCACGTTCGAGCCTTCGTCAGAGACCCAGAGATTCGAACCGACGTGGAGCGTTTCCGTCGGGTGTGTGTTCGCGACGCCGACGGAATTCGAAGTGTACAGCTTTCCGTACACGTGTACGTTGATTTCCTCGCCCGTGATGTCATCGACGATGTCCATCGTCGTCGACGCGGCGCCGTTCGTGCACCGACCGATGGCGAATTCATCTATTCCCGGGTTGCCCGCCGCGCCGGGCGTCGCATCGCTCGCGGTTTGGTGCACGTATCCGATGAACGTATTGCTCTCGTTCGCTTGATGGAAGACAACGGCCGCGTCCTGGTTTTCCGTGCCCCCGATCGCGAGCTCTATGATCGCGTTACTCGTCGCGATATTTACCGGGTTAATGATCGTCGCGGTGCCCGTCGAGTTGAAGTTAAGACAAGTGAGGTTACCGGTGATCACGAAATCACCTACCTGATTCGCGTTCCCCGTCAACACGAGCACGTTTGATCCGACGTCATCGAAGAGAATGTTCGCGCCGAAAGACAGACCGTCTGTCGCCGTCAATTTTTGGCAATTCACGTTGCCTTGCACGAGCACTTCATCCGGGGCTGTTGGGTCGATGACCACAGTCTCTGACGCTCCGAACACCGCGCGATCGGTGATGAGCGCGTTCGTCGAGCGCACGTTCCCGTCGATGACCACTTGATTCGTCGAACCCTGCGTCGTCTCGATGAAGAACACATTTGAAACGTCCACCGCGTGCGTGGGATTGGCGTTCGAAACGCCGAATTGGGTCGCGACGAACAACTTTTCGGTCCTCGCGCGTTTCTTCACGTCGAGAACGAATCCGTCCGCTTCGAGCGTGTCATCCATGAAAAGATTCGATCCGAGCTCGAAGTTGTGCGAAGGTTCGAGCACGTTTATGCCAATGTTACTCGTGAGCACATTGGAAGCCTCGATGTCACCGGTCCGGATGTTATCTAAATTCTGCGCCTGCTGATCTTCTACTTGTTGAGGGTCGAGTCTCGCCAAGTAGATCTGATCGATCTTGCCCGTGTTACCGATGAAAGGCATACCTACTCTAATTACCGAAAAGAATTCCTGCGAGGCCGTCGCGAATGCGTAACACATTCCATGAGAGTGCGTAGACCGTCAGTCCCTGGTTATCCGGGCGATCGCTACCGCACTCGACACCGCGCAAGACGATTTTCGCGTCGTCTAATCTCGAAAAATTGCACGAGCCGGACGGGGTGCAGTCGTCGCCGTGAAGCGCGAAGTGATACGCGTAATAACGAGTGTAAAACGGGCACGCGTTCGTCGCGTCGTATTCCACGATACCGTGAGTGGAGTGGAAATAATTCTGAACCGCGTGGAAGTACAATGGACTCATGTTTTCTAAGAGTGGCACGCCGTTCAATACGATGTCCGCGCTTTTGAATGTGAACCGGTCGTTGACGTCGTCGTTCGAGAGACCCGGAAACCCAAAGAATAGAGAACGCACGGGGTGGTTAAACGATGATATATCGATGTTATTGTCGCCCCCGCTTTCGAGTTCGTTGTTATCGACGTGTTTTAAATCGTGGTCAATGACCTGGACCTGTGGGATCAGGAAATCCATGGAGACGCCGGGTGCGGCGAATTTGTCGCGCTCATTCTTATCGAGAAACACGTAGTTGCCGTAGCATTTTGCCTGTTTCTGCGCGGCCGTGAGACCGTTGACGACGGTCGGATCGAAGTGAATCTTAATTTCGACCGCCGCGTGTTTCAGTGCGAGCAGGGGCAGGAATGAACGACAGTCGTTGAAGAAGAAATGAAGCGGCACGAAATCGACCGTGTTTTGCGTCATTTTGTTGTTCACCTCCTGTGCCTTGGTCCACGTGTCGGCGAGATAAGACGGCCAGATATCGCTCAGAAAGTCGTACCTGTGGGAATCAACTTTTTGGCCTCCGATGTAAAGGTCGATGGTTGATTTATGAAACATGTTCGTCGCGATGCCCGGGCCTTCAAACCACACGTAACTCAGAATGTCACCGGCCGGGGGGATTTTGATCGTGTACAGAAGCGCTTCACTGGGATTTACCGTCTGGATGAGTTTAGGGGCCTGGGCGAAATTCGCGTGCCGTTTATATTTCGTCCTAAAGTGCCTGCGTGCCTCGTCCAGATTATCGGTGATGAGGTACTGGTCCTGGACGCCTTTCGATACGAGGGCCGTGAGTGCACCGGACATTGTTATTACAAAGAAACATTTTAAATCCTTTCGTTCATCGCGTCGCGTTTTTACTACAGTCTGAACATGAATTCTGTGGGCGCTTCGTCATTTCTTTCGGTTTCGTTCCCGTGGATCTTGAACCCTCCCTTTCTGTATACTCTCAAGCGCTTGTAGTACATGGCGTTGAAGACGGACCATCGGTCGACTACGTCATAGATGTGTGGGTTGTTCAGTTTACCTTGGGTCTCGCGCATGATTCGCCCTATGCTCTGCACTATGTCCGATTTAGGCGTCGCGAGAATGATCGTGTCGAGCGATGGAATGTCCAGGCCTTCGTGCGCTTGTGAAAAAGTCGCGAATATGATTTTCTTCTTCGAAGATTCCTCCAGTGCCGCCGCTTTCATGCCACCCATGTAGAGCCCGGACGTCTTCTTGAAGAATTGGTGTAGGTGTTCGCAGTGCCATCTCCTTCCCGAAAGGACGAGTAATTGGCGCGACCCCGCGGATGCTTTCTTGATGAGATCAACGAGCATCACATTTCGCTCGCGCATTTCTACGAGCTCGGTCTCCATGGATGCGAGGCTGATTTTCCCATTTCTCTGAGCCGGGGGCGGTCCCTTGTACATGTCGCAATCGAACGGTGTCGGGAAAACCTCGACACCGTCCTGATTTTTACGCTCGATCGCGAAAAACGTCGGACCCATGAACCAGTGAAGCACCTTCGTTAATCCATCCTTGCGTTCGGGCGTCGCACTCAGCCCGTATATGTG